GCCAAGTGCTATCACATAATTGTCCCAGTCTGCATCAAGCGGAAGCCCTAGGGTTGACGAACTGTTTCCGGCAGCACCTACCATAATGATACCATCAGCAATGGCGTCTTCAATATCCTGTTCTACAGCCGCTACTCTAGACGGAACAATCAAATAATCTGTTCCAGAAACGTTAGTTGTTATCAAACCGTAACTGGCTAGTTGTTCAACAGTAAATGGGCCAGTTACAGTTGTGCCTCTGTAGTTAATTTCAGAAATAGCACCGATAGTCATGAATCTCGAATATCCCCAACTGTTATTTGTTATAGTTGGATTGCGTCTTCCTGTGGCAGGATTAATTGGTTTAGTATTGTGCCACACTCTGACCCAATCAAATAGAGTGGTATCTATGTTTCCGTTGGGATTCGTACTGTAGGGATTTATATTATAAATGTTTGCTGACCTAGCCCAACCTTGTGTGTTACCGCAGGCAGTACCAGCAACGTGTGCGCCGTGATTATTATCATCTTCTGCACCAGTGCCTGTGTAGGGAGTATAGACGTAAGGGCCAGTCAACAGCGGCGCAAACCAATTTTGTTGTATTACTCGAGATCCGCCAGTACCGTCACTGTTGACAGCATATTCTGGGTGTGCTGGATTAAAGTGTCCGTCTACTATGACAACATCAACGTTTTTGCCCTGCGTGGTAACACTGATGGTGGCATTTATATTTTGAGTACCGTCAGACGCCCAGTTTGCTCGTTGCTGTCCTTCTACACAACGTAGCAGTCCCCAATTTCTGTAAGCAGAACTCAATGCTCCGCTTTTGTTAAAGTTACCTGTTTGCGTATAACTAGGTCTAACAACAATGCCTCTTTGCTCTGGAGTCAATTCTGCAAACATCACTCTTGAATCTTTTTTTAATTCTTCGGCTTCTGCATCACTTAACATGTAATGTGTGTTGCGGCTTATTTCACGTCTATTGACGCACTCCACTGCTCTATCGGGAATATACAAACTGCCACCTGGGGTTTCCATGTCTTCATAGAAAGCATCTAAGTCATCTTTATTTCTCAGAGTGACAATGTATTCTTTTAAATCGCTCATTGTTATGCCTCTAGTTGCAATAAGGTCAACGTTACTGAAATAGTGGCCGATCCTGCGCCTTTGTTTTTCACAGAAGCATAAATGGTAGTTGCGGCAGGATTGTCTCCATTAAAGCCTATAGTAGCAGGAGTAAATGCTACAATTTGATTATTAGTGGTTGTGATCACTTCTGCAATGATACCAGATCCTGGTAAAGGATCTTCTGTTTCTAATCTTGATGCGTCAGCAGTTCTAGCGGCTGCTGAAATATATAATCTTACCCACGCAGGGATACCCACAGACATACCTAGTAACGCATAAGTCTTAAAACCAGTTATAGATATATTTCCAGTACCGCCGACGGACAATGCTCCAGTAGTTGCAGAAGCAGTAGTTCTAGAACTTAAACCTGATACAGATGCCCAACTTACTGATGAGCCGTCAGTGGTTAAATATTTTCCAGTATTGCCTGTTTGACTTGGGATTCCGTTGGTGGTAATAAATCCTGCGCCGTTGGTTAACTGATTTGTATTTGTAGGTATAGTTGGTTTGTTTGTTAAGTCGTCGTAATCGCCACTAAAAGAAGTTCCGCCCAATACACTAACGCCAGTGCTGTCAACAATGTCTCCGCCTGCTGGTAACTTAAAATTACCACTCTCTTCAAAAAACCATTGCTTTTGAGACGGACCTACATTGGTAACAACTGCTACAATTCTATCAGAGGTCAATGTAACTGATTCTAAATCAGTTACGGAGTATATAGAAATACCAGTATCTTTGGCCCAGTTAGAGTAAATGTTTAATTCGTCGTTGGCTCCTTCAACTTCGGGCGTTGTCGCTCTACCCACAGTGATGGTATTTAAACTGGTGTTACCACGGAACAATACATCATCTAATGTGTCTGAACCAGTTACTGCGCTGACCGAAACCAAAGTAAATTTTTCATTCGGTGCATCCCAGGAAATAACTTGACCACCTTGCGGGTTTCCTAGTTCAAATTCTAAACCATCAATTGATGGGTTTCCGATTCTAGTGCCTTCAGCATCCACTGGTCCTGTTAAACTTCCTGCCAATGTACCTCTTAGGCCTCCAGAAATAACTGTGGCATTGATAGTGCCGGTAATGTTGATAGCACCTGTTCCAGAAATTTCATTGGAATTTAAATTCAAATTTCCGCCCAAACTAGGACTGGTATCCTCTGCCACTGACAGTATACCCACATTGTCTTCTGAGAAACCTGAAGTATATATTTCTTTCAGCATAGAGTCTACTTTTCTCAATGACTCTGCACTTTGTTCTCTTTGTATTGGGCGCACCAACATGAACCCTTGACCATTGTTTAATTCTAATTCAACTCCGTTGAGAGTCGATGAAATTTTAAATTCATTAGAATTAACGATTTCTTTAATGTAATAAACAGTGTTGGCCACAACACCACCGAAAATAAAATTATTTCCTTCGGTGGTAAACTTTACAAGTTGACCTACTCTAAGATCGGCAGTTTCACCTTCTAAAATATTAGTATCTGTATTGGTTCGAAAAACAGCAGTTCCTAGACCTAGAAATAACGGTTGATAACTCATGTGTAGTCCTCATTTTCTAATATTTATCGATTTTGTAGTCAAAAAAATACCCGCCGAAGCGGGTAAAGTTTATAGTTTATTCGTTGTCCCAGGGCACAGGAATCCAGCCTAACTTCAGTAAGTCTGCTTCTATTTCTTCTGTAATTACGCTTTCAGGTACATATTTCTTTCGAGACATGTACTGTTCACCTTCTTCTACATCGTAGGTGGCCAGGCCTCCCATGCCACTACAGTACCAATCAATGTAGTCACCTTGTTGACGCATATCTGCCACAATGCCGCCAGCGTATCTCCAACTAGCACTCCAAAGGTCCTTGTCGGGATCTTGACGTAGATATGGAACTAATTCTTTACGCACAAAACGCATATTGCACATGGCCGCATAAAGATTCTGTGCATAAGATTCACTGGCACGAACTTTTGCCAAAATCCAATCTGTAGTCAGCAAGTCGTATTCCATGTTGTTTAGGCGACTTGCCTCATTGTCAAACTTACGATTGTGATCGTCTAGAATTTTATCAAACAGGTCAAGGTAATCTTCGTTTAAAGGCTTGCCTGTTTCTTCCTGACGTTTCACATACCCTTCTTTTTGAAAGGTATGACGATCTGGACTTTTGGAAATTTTACCGTCGTCCTTGATATCCGAGTTTTCTGAAGACATTTCTTACTCCTATTGCTTGACGCTTGGCGTCCTCTAATGCATTGTGTTTTGAATCTATGGGCATGTCTGCATCTGCGAGATCAAACAGTGTGCGTGTATCTCGCATTTCCCAGAAGTTCCAAGGATACGTACGGCCCAGTTTGTCGTAGATACTTTGTAAAATCATCAAGTCAAAAGTAGCACCGTGACTCCAAAACTGTTGACAACCCCAAGCCAATGCGTGAAACTGATTGATAACTTCGTGGATAGGAACACGATTGCGTGGATCAAAGGCTTCTTCCATGATGCTGGTATCTTGTTGATTCCACCATTTAAGTGTGTCGTCGCTGACAGTACATCCTAGTTTATCTTGACTGTCGATGTCCACACGTAGATAAAGTTCCTTCATAGGAGTATTACCAAACGGGTCGAACCTTACTGCACCCAAAGTTAAGATTGTTGCAGAAGTTTTTGTATCCAGTGTTTCTAAGTCCACCATTAGATGTTGTGCCATAAGTTCTTTCTTTAGTAATGAATACTAACATTGTAACGCCTCTACAGATAAAAGTCAACGACATTTGGTTTATAAATATGGGTATGGCTGTTGTTGATATTCTTTACCAAAATACTATTATTCAAATCGATATCGATAACGTATCAAAAGCCTCGTTGTCTGAACCGTTTATATCTATTAAAAGTTTATTTTGTTTTGAACCCACTGATGTTGTAGTTGTTATTAGAGCAGGCACAGTCCACAATAAAAAGATTCATCACAAGATACTAAACAACATTAATCAAATTGTAGATAAAAATCACCTACATTTTTTTATAGAAGATTTGTTTACAACAGATACAAATTCTCCTGAATTAGATTTAATAAAACAAATTTCAAAGTATTTTAATCTAAAATATACAATATATCATTGTGAAAAAAATAATTTCACCAAATACTTTGACTGGTATGTTGTAGATTCTATTCGGTCATTGTCTACACTTCCTAATATACATCCATACTTTTCTAAAAAGATTTGTTGTCTAAATAGACGGTATACTGATTATAGATACCTAGCCAGTGCATTTTTATCAAACTACATTAATGATATTTCTTTAACACAACACTATAGTCTGCCCACAGTTGAGAATAGTTTAATAGATATAGATAAGTTAGATTATAGACTGAATATTAAAACAGGACTTTCGATATTACACGGCCAAGGACGTATAACCAATTATCAAACACCTGTTGATGTTGACTATACTAGCAAACAAGCCAGCGATAAATTAATTGCAATTACGCAGAATTGTTTTTGTAGTTTAGTAACAGAAAGTAAATTTCATTCTAGTATGCCAAACTTCAGTGAGAAAACACTAAGGGCTATTATCAGTGGTAGACCTTTTGTTTTGTTAGCACCCCAAGGCACTTTACAACTGTTAAAGGATTTGGGATTTAAAACATTTAATAAATTCTGGGACGAAAGTTATGATCTTGAGTTAGATCCTACTAAACGATTTGAAAAGGCAATGTTTGTTGTCAAAGAAATATTGGAAAAAGAACACTTAGATATAGAATCCATGATGTCAATTCTTCAACACAATCAACAACATCTAGCCTCTATACCTAAGCGGATGTACCAACTTTTAATCTAATAATTTCGTCAGCAGCCTCTTCCAGTAAATCGGCAATACGGTCTGCACGACCCTCCTGCACTGACTTACGGTCTTGAATCTGCCTTCGAATTTCTGCTCGCTTGCGTAAACGATACACAAGACTTTGTTCACTTACTGGCAAGTGCGATTCGTCTTCCATCACCATCCTCCGTATGCATGTAATCTTAGGTAATCTAATACTGTTGTTAATTCTACATCTTTAGGACATGCCATATCAAACCCTTTGTTTTTAGTGGACCACCATTGCTCCACTAACTCTGGCTTGCCAATCATAGCCGTTAACAATGCATTGCATTCTTCTTTGACTGTGTCCATTATTCCACTTCGAAAAATAATTGTTCTCCTAGAGCACGAATTCGATTAACTTTTCGTCCTTCGATATTCGTGCCTAGTCCAATATACGGACCGCCGCTGGGATCAACGAACCCTAGATCAGTGAGATCCATTTGTTCTTGACCTTTACGGCCGCCGTAACGCCAGTATTTAAGATCGCCCACAATGGTGTAGGTTTTTTCATCTACCTTTTCAAACGTGTATTCATCTCCATAACGATTTTTCATATCATTCTCCAACATTTTTACGGGCTACGGCCATTAATGTAGCATCGCCCTTGGTCATAACTTCTAACAATAATCTCTTTTCTTCTAAGTAAGTCTTGGCAAACGCAACATCGTGTGCCATGATACTACGAGTGTTAGAGATTAAGTCTGCTAACTTTACTGTTTGCGCTTCGGCAGGAGCAGCCGCAGAGTGCGCTCTGTCTAATGCCTTGCGGTGTGCTCTGTTACCGTGCTCCGGACGACTAACATCAGTTAACCATCCAACTAACTCTGCAACCTCTACACCAAACTCAGCACGGATTGTTTCGATGGTTACGCCAGTATCTTCCACTACATCATGTAACCATGCCGCGGCCAACATAACATCAGTGTGCGGAACACTCTTAACGATGCTGACAACTTCAGCAGGATGGACGATGTAGGGTTCGAAGGTGTACTTACGAACTTGTCCTACAGCCGCGTGTGCCGCTGTTGCAAAAACTCGAGCCCTATCTACTATTGTCATATCTTACTCCTTAATGATGTCCTTTGATTTTTCCAGTCATTGCATCTCTAATAGCATCTTCCATTGTTACTGCAATTCGTCCTAAAGCATCCATGCCCATATCTCTGCATCGATAATCTTCCATTCCACTTACACCGCCATGTAGGTGTCCATGCAAGTGTACAGATCCCCTGTGCATTTGATCCCATTCTGCAATAGGATAGTGAAACATACATACCAAAGTGCCTTCGTAATTCAAACGCAAGTATTGATGCACTTCTGCAAAGCACCTGCGAAATGACGGATCATTCAACAATTTTCTATCGTGATTACCTTCAATCAAAATCTTTGTACCATTACAACGGTGCATGTACTCAGTGGCCTTTTGTGCAGGCAAAAATGCAACATCACCTAGAATATATACAGTGTCTTCTGGTTCAATTAGTTCGTTCCATTCCTTGACCATCATTTCGTTCATATAGTCTAGGTCGTTTTTAAAACGTGCTCGAGCATCCGGACAGAACTTCATTATGTTCGCATGTCCAAAGTGCAAGTCGCTAGTTACCCATGTTGTCATTCTTCAATTGCTTTCCTAAAAATAATTTCCTGCCTTGCAAACGCATCTTGTTCCCAAGGCTGGTCCAAATACTTAGTTCGCTTGCTGTACTTTTTTCCACACCAATAGTTGTAACCATTTTTGGTTTTCAAAAATCCTTTTGCCATTTGTCGCACATGAACCATTTCGTGTGCTAGTGTTAGGCCCAGTTCTTTGAGTTTCAATGTTGGACTAATCACAACAACGTAACTGTCCAAAATATCTACAGGAACGGTCATTCCCATTCCTTCGCATTCATTGGCAATTCGAACAACTACCGCCTTACGACTTGAAGTTAATCCCAATTGGCTAACAATGCTAGGTAGTATTGCTTCGACAAATTTACGCTTTTTGGCATTGCGACTTTCAACTAGGAATTCCATAGGGTACTTTCTATCTCTATGTATGTATTATAACACCAAAAAGAAGCCCTGTCAATCAGGATCAACAGGGCCGAAATGTTGTATTAATACAACAGTTAACTAGCGTACCAAATTTCTTTAAAGCCTTCATCCTCTGTGGGCATTTCAAAATTCCAAACCATGTCAAACAACACGTCTTCAGGTATAACTTTTCCCGGACGAGTCTTTAGTCTACGCTGATGTTCTTCTTCATCAGGGGTTTGGAACACCACAGCAATATGCTCATAGCCAGGCAACATATTGAACTTACGTCGACGACTGGTCCAAGTTGTTGAAGTTTGATCCCAGATTATATCTTTGCCTTGTTCTCGAGCAACGATAACATCTTGGCACATTAAATTTACTGCCTCTGGCATAAATTCTTTAAAAACTTCACTGTAAGTCTTGCCTTGATGTTTGGCATGCATTTCTACATACTTGTCTGTGGAAACGTACACACACTCGTTGGCCCAATCTTGAGCATCAACCCAGGTACTCTTACCAGAGGCCGGAACTCCAATTAGTTGATAGCATTTTGGCATTACCAATTCTCCACACCTGAAATTTCAGTCTTGAACTCACCATCTAGTCCATTAATTTTGGCATAGACTATTAGACTCGTAACGCTACCAACAGCGCCAATATTGTCTTGTATCAACTCAAAACTAGTGGCCTCTGGGAACTTGTCCATAGTCTCTAGAATCTTAACAACTTCTTCTCTACATAGATACATTAAATGTCTCCTTGACGTATATACTCATCACCTGCCAAAGGCACTGGCTTTTCATCCGCATCATAAGTCCAGCCTAACGCCTTCATCATGCGATGCTTGACCAGCAAGTTGGGACTACGAAAGCGACCAGTATCCTGGAAGCCCAACATAACACCGACTTCGCATACTGCACCACTACGGCAGATACCTGCATAGCAATGCACAACCACGTTCATACGATTCTCCAAAGCACGTTGTAACAATCGAACAAGTTCGTTGGCCTGCTCTTGACTACACCGCATGGCTTCGTCTAGGGCAAAGTCCTTTTCCTCGATGTCCAAAAATTCAAAGTTATGAATTTCTTTGAACTTGTGTGCAGGAGTCGGTCTCCAACTTGCTGGATCAACAATGCTGATCAGCATCGAATTCTCACCGGCTTCGTGATGAAATCTTTTTGGGATATCATCAGCCGCTACATTTTCAATCCATGGCATTATCGTCTCCGTGTTGCACCTATGCGCGATGCTTTGTTCCAATCGTAGACAGTACCATCCGGACATTTTCCGTTCTTAATACTGTCTACTCCAAATTTTCCTACGACTTCAAAGTCACCATTTGATATAGTCACAACTATACCCAAGGTTTTACTAAAAGTCATTGCAGTGTCAAGTGTTGGAAAATCTAACGATTTTTCTATACCACTTTGACCTTTCCATTTTACATTAAATCTCATCTAAATCTTTTTTCCTATTTTGTTTATTATAGCATTGTCGCACCGAATTGTCAATTCAATGTTGTAAAAATACAACATGGCCTCGCCAACAGGAATCGAACCTGTATCTAGACGTTAGGAGTGTCCTATTCTATCCATTGAACTACAGCGAGATTAATGATTTGGTGTGACCGGGAGGATTCGAACCTCCAAAGACGGCGCTATAGCCTAGTCCCTTCCCCAATGCTAAGGTACCTTAGCCGGGAGCGTTGCCAATTTGCTTACGGTCACATAATTTGTATTATATAACCGTTAGACATGTTTGTCAAGTATTTCGTGCTGTACCAAAGGATGGTACTCGTAATTGACTGTACTTTCATTTTCTCTAAAAATCTCAGCACCATTCTTTAAATGGAAACGGCGTGCCATTTCTGTTTTTGGGCTTAGTGTGACAAATCGCTCTATGCTAGGAAACTGTTCTTGAATTTCAGAAACTGTTCGCCTTAGCAACTCTGCACCTGCTCCTGGCGCATAACTCCAAATTGTATAAAAAATTGCCGCAGTCGGCGCACATACTGCTGACATTAATTCATCTACGGACTTTGGTATAGTATCTTGTAAACTCACGCATACCATTGCTCGTGGCGTATTGTTTTCGTCATCAACAATACTGCTAACAAATCTATTGCCGCTTACACGGAATTCAACGGGAATATCCGGTCGAACTGGGTCGTCCTTGATAAATTCTAGTTCTAGTAATGGGCTGGTTAAGTCTGTGATAAATGTTAGCATATTACTATTTATGAAAATGCCCACAAAAGTGGGCATTTAATGAATTACCTTTTAAATCGGATTAACGATTCATTACGTACATTGTGATTTCAAAACCAAAACGCATATCTGTTGCTGATGGTGTGGTCCACATAGTATTTCTCCTTTGTTAACAAAAATTAAGTACCGATCTTGCATTAGTACTTATAGACATATTAACAGGAAACCTACTTAAAGTACATAGTGAATATCATTAAAAGATACTAGCGATGATTGCTGGTTACGGATTCCGGCGACACCTTATCTTGTGTCCGATTTAACTCCAATACTTAGATGAATCTAATCGATCCCAATATTCTTTATTGTTTCGATTAATAAAATTTTTAATTAAGTATGCTGCCATACCAAAGTAGCCCATCTTTTTAAATCTTCGACTGTCTTGTCCAAAGTAGTGATTTAATATTTTAAACTTTTTAGGACTATACATCCTAGACAGATCTAAGTTGTTAGATTCAATTTCTTCTACAGCATCACGTATAACAGTTGTTTTAAAGAAACGCACATCGGCATCGATGAATAAAATATACGGAGTTGTCGCTAATTTTGCTCCGTTGTTTTTGGCAATGGATACTGGGCCGCCTTCAATAATTTCTACATTTAGATTACCCTTCATTGTTTGAATAACTACTCTAGTATTAACTGTGGAACAGTCGGCAATGATAATTCTAGTATTACCTATCATTTGATTTCGTAAATGCATTAATAGATGTGCAATGTAGTTTTCCTCATTCTTACAAGGTACTACAATAGTAATCTTATCACTAAATTTTATTTTTTCTGACATTTGCCTTCTACCTTAAAACTTTCAAACTTTAACTGCCACGTCATTGTGTTCAACACTTGCTGGCAAGTCTGTTGATCCAGGAATGTCAGTTCCACCCTTCCCGGTTGATCTTTTGGATTGTTTGCGTGTACCGCTATCAGTATCAATAACCACATCGTCTCGCTCCTTGGTCCAAGTTACTATTTCCCAACGACCATTGTGATGTTCTACAAGTGCTGTACAACTTTCAACCCAGTCGCCGTCA